AAAAGCGAGATACGGGACTCGAAATCGCTTAGCCTTCTCATCAAAAACTAGGTTTTGGCTCTGAATCACGAAACTACACTTATATAATATCACAGAAAATACATAAATCAACTCAAAAAACTTGACGCCTTGACGCTCGTTCTTTTGTGATACCCAGAGATTAAATCTCTTCTTTATTCAAATAGTTTTGAACCTTTTGATAAAATAAAAAGCCAAACCCTTTGGGGTCTTTGTATATTGACTTCCAGTCGTCATCTTTAAAAACAATCGAGAATTGTTGGTCTGAAGTAAAAAGTCGTCTTAAAACTTCTTTGGAATCATTATAGTCGTCCCCGGTGATGCCCTTTCGGGTAAAGTAAGCACCGAACTTAATATCTCTTATATACTTTACGCATTCAAATTTAAGAACGTAAGTGACCCCGAGGGCAGAACCGTATCTTTTGGATTCTCCGGCAAAGCGATGGTTTTCGTCGCGAAGTTTTTTATGTGCCTGAAAGAAAATAGCCCATACCTGCGGAAGAAAAACTCCGGCGTGATCGACCTGGCAAAAATTAAACCTGATGTCACTATAAAGGTTTTGAAACAAGTTTGATTTTTCAAGAAGATAATCGACCAGGTTCTCAAGAGATTTCCCTTTTTCATCTGTTGTGGCATCATCGGGTATATTGAACATTCTATCGATAAGTGCACGAGCATTGTCTTCGCCAATTTCGCTATATCTTCGTAACTCCGCTTCAATATTCGTGAGACACGAGGGTATACCGGAATAAATTATTGATAACGCTTCGCCGGTTGTAACTTCTGAAAGCTTACTCACTGCAAACCTCGTAATTTAATATCAGCTCGACATCGTTAAGTGGAACCCAGCCGTCTTCATCTGTTTCACTCGGAATTCGCTCAAAACATCCTTTATCGGTTATAAGGCCGGGTAATTTGAAGCTTGGCCAGCTTTTGCCGAGGGCATACGGGATAGTAATAGGCTTAAAAGGCGGGTTTGGGGGTAAACTCAATAATGAAAAAAATAATACTGTTTTTTCGCGCTCAATACCGGTTTCAGCCGAGAAATCGACTAAACTTATAAGTTGTTTTCTTGATTTTTTCGCAAGAAAACTTTCAACCGCAGCCAGATAAGATTCAGCTAGTTGCAGTTTTATCAAAGTATTTTTTAATTTCGTGGAAAATAATGTTGAAATATTCATCGCCTTGGTGGGTCATCCTCAATAAGCCCGCTGTTTCGTCTCTTATCTTTTCTATATTATACCTTATTTTTTCTCTTTTGGCACCCGTGACTAAATTTTCGAACAGACCGATAGAACCTACAAGATACTCACATCTTGCCTGTATTCCCTTAAAAATAGTTTCAGAATCTAATAAATTCTGAGATTCTCGGAAGAAGTTAATTATATTTTCGGGATAGTCAATGTTGTTTTTGGTGCAGTAATCAATAAAGCACAATTCAAGTTTTTCATTAAAAGACGGGCCTATATTTTCATCGATACTTTTATATACCTTATTTAACTCTATTCCTTCCTTATAATCAAGTTTTATACCGAAATCCCCTTCGGTTATTTCATTGTTGTCATCTTTATATGATCTGGCATTCCAGCCTGTTTTTTCGAGTGGCGGTTGATCTTGAAAGTTTTCGTAGAATTCTTTAAGGAGCAACAATTGTATCGGAGTATTCAGATAATTTGTTGCCCAAAAGAATACGTCATTACGTTCTTGTTCAAACTTGTATGGTTTATTGTTTTCTAAGCCGATTAAAGGGAATTTCAGTATTACCCAAATTATTCCGCCGTAACAAGCAAATTCGGTTTGAAAAACCAGTATCTTCTCTTCTGATTTCTCGTTCCCTTCTTCGTCTCTCCATGTTCTTTTTTTTAATTTATAAAATGCGAATTTTCGTAGATGTTCTTCATTGTTTTTTAAAGAAAACCAGTTTATTTCATCAATCCCGCTGCCTTTTAATAATTGTTTACTGTCCTTAACCTGAGCTTCTCTTATTCTTTCAAACTCTTCGTTCCCCTCTTTATCTATGACTTTGCATAGAATATAGGCGCGGTTCTTATCCATTAAACAGAATTGTTTGATAAGATCGGATTCCAGTTTGTCCAGTTCCTCATCGTTTAATTCATCGACCTTAGATTGCAGCTCAATAAAATTGGAGCATTTCCATTCTTTGAGTATGTCTTCCTGGTTTGCCTTATTAAGGTTGGTAAAAAGTTTACTTAATATCATTTTTTATACCCTCTAACTTAAATTTTAAAACATTATTTTGCACGGTTACCTCTCAAATAAAAATGCTTTGTTTATTCGCAGGGTTCTGTGCCATCTCATTGATAATTTGCAAGACTGCTTTGCAATCTTCTAGTGTGCCGTGAGTGGCGCCGGGGAGTTTAACCCATTTACTAGAGCCGACAAACTTTGAATACGGAATAAATCATATTTGTTGAATGTTTGCTTCAATAAGCGTTTATCAAAGTTTGAATTATACGCGATTACAATTCGACCTTTGAGCAGATTACGAATTTGGGGATGAATCTCGATCATCGTCGGAGAGTCTTTGAGCTTAGCCATTGTTATGCCATGAATTCTGGCGGCAGCAACCGGGATACTTCTTCTTCTGAGAGGTTTAACGTATGAGTGAAAAATGGTTTTTCCGTTCATATCGATTATACCGATCTCAATTACTTCATCGGTTTCGCGCAACCCGGTTGTCTCTGTGTCTAAAATTAGACAGTTCTCGGAATTATTCAACATATCAATAGCCCAATTTGTTGCATCTGACCTCGAAGAGGAATCTGTTCTTCTGGGGCTGCTTATCGAAGTCGCCGAAGTCGTCGAAGTTGTCGAAGTTGTTTCATTCGTCCAATTTGTTTCTTCCGGGATATCTTCTCCCTCATATTTAGACAACAAAAGAAACAGTAATACAATAACCACTGTGCCGACGAATACGTTTTCGCCAAAGTATAAACCAAGGGAAATACATAAAACCGAAAGAAAAGAAAAGAAATACTTACCAAAAAAACTAACATTTTCAAGGTTTTCTTCTTGGTTTAGATAAATTGTATCTCCGCAATTCGAACAGATAATTTTATGCTCATTTTCTCTGTCGTCATACTGATTAACAGTCCGGCAGTGCGGGCATTTTTCAGAAGTCCAAGCCATATATTAGCTCGCGAACACGCTATTTATAAAATGGTCTTCTGATATTATCTTCAATCCTGTGCCCGAATCTCTATATTCGACGGCCTTTTCGATTTTTCTGCCGTGACTTGAGCTAATCCAGTCTCTGCTAGAAAATACGCCAATCACTAAGTAGTTAAGATTCTTTGTGACATTGCTTGCCAAATTACCGCCCCGCTCGATAATTAGCTTCTCAACTTCTGCTCTGGGCCCGTATGCAAATTTTCCTGTCACACAAAATAAATGCCCGGAAAATTTTATTTTTGGCTGTGGGTCGTCGAGTGGAAGTCCGGATGAGCGGTTTTCTTTAAGCTGCTCCAGCCCTGAGATTTTTTGCAATATGTCAAAAAGCTCTTGGCGCTCTTCATCGTCAACAAAGCCGTCTTCAAGGGCTCTATCAACCCTATCGAAAAGAATATTAGCCGGCCAGATGTCAGATATATGTGAATTGGCTTCTAACCACTTTATTAAAAAATCAACTTCTGTCGTTTGTAATATTTTATCGGCCAACAACCCCTTTGCTAACCCAATAAGCTCATTAATTGCTTTTTTGCAATTCGCGTCGGCATTATAATTGGCAACAATCTGTCCGTCAGCGTTCTTCACTATAATTCTCCTTATTTTTTCAAAAGGTTCTCATCATGTTTATTTAATGTTTTTTCGGTAAAGGCCGGTGACAATGCCGACAAGTCTGAAAGCGTTGTCTGGTTGGATCAGAATTGGTTCGAAATCATTGTTTTCCGGTTTTAAAATTATCGAATCGCCGTTTTTGTAAAATCGCTTGATTGTTGCTTCGCCGTCGATTGTAGCAACGACAATCTGCTTGTTGTGAGCCTCTTTTGTGCACTTCACAAAAACAATATCACATTCAAGGATGCCTGCGCCGATCATCGAGCTGCCTTTTACCTTAAGCCCAAAATCGATATCTTTTTTGAGTTTTTTCGGAATAGGAAAGGAAGCTTCATGATACTCAATTGCTTCCAATGGATTACCCGCCGGCACAGTTCCGAGAATCGGGATATATATAACCGGCGACCCATTTGCTACCGGCTCCTCTTCGCCTAACAAATAATCGACAGAGACTCCAAAATAGTTCGCAATCTTGACAGCGTTATCGGAGCTTGGCTGATTGCGTCCGACCTTCCAGTCTGAAATTTGTGAACGTTTAATTCCTAACGATTCTGCTATTTTTGTTGCAGAAACACCATTTTCTTTTGCTCTAGCTAATAAGTTTGTAAAAACATCTTTAAACATAATTAGATTACCTTGTATATAAAGTGAAAAAATACTTGACAATGTTCGGATATTTTTATACAATCAAAATGTCCGAAAGATAAAAAAACGCAAGTGATTTTATCTTAAGGGCAAAAAACCTGAGTTTTATCTGAATAAATAAAGCTTAAGTTTTTGAGAAGTTCAGTAGTCGGTTATCTTGCCGGATGTGCGACTACTGAACCCAAAACACGTGATTCTGTTACCACGTGTTTTTAGTATAGCATTATTTCAGGTGCTTGTCATCTGATTTGAGAACCGTTGAGACTCATGGGTAACAGCATGTGTTTCGGCGGTTTTCTCTTTATTAAGGAGTCTGATTTTATGAGTCGCCACAAAGATTTTTCAAATGTGAATGTGCAGCGGGTAGAGGTGTCAAATTGGCTGAATGTTTCTGAAGCAGCCTTTTACTTAGATATTTCTGAAACAAAATTTCGTGAGATCGCGAAATTCATTGGCGCCAAAAAGTTTCCGAACTTCAGCCGTGAGCTAAGATTCAGCAAGAAAGCAATTGACCGCTACATGGAAAGCTTGCCCAATGTCGCTTAAGTCGTCCAAGACCCTGGTTATTCAGGTTAAAGGAGAGAGGCGGCATCGATGCTGCTTCTCTCCCCCAATACAAAAGGAGCTTTTATGAGAAATCGAAAAGCAAGAAATAGAAGAAAAATGGCAATAAGAACAATCACTAAGTTAATCGCAGAAAGGAGGCAAGAAGAAGAAGATGGCATTTTATCAGCCGCCAAACAAAAAGATGGTCGAAGCGATTAACAACATCGGCAAAGTCTGCCCGATGGGTCTTGAATTCAAACCGGCCTTGTGCAAAACAAAGCATTTTATAGCCAAAGCAAAACGTAAAAAAGGAAAGCTCATAGATTTTAATTTTTGTGAAAAATGCGAGTTAGTTATGAACATGATTACAGAAGAAAAGAATAAACAGACACCTGAAAAGCCGGTTACGATCGAAACGGTTAAGCCTCAGCATGAAATAGATTCAGAACCCGCTGCTCCCGCTGTAAAGAAAACACAAAAGTCGAAAAACACAGAAAAGTGTCCGACTTGCAACATCTCTTATTCGATAAGGCGGAAAATCAAAGGCGTCTGCGTGAATTGCTACGAACGGAATCGAAGAAAAAGCAAGCGAAAAGAGCAACTCAAAAAGCCTGACATACTTGAGCTTATTGATAAAAAGTGTGCAGCGGTGAATAAAAAAATAATCGAACTGATTAAGGAAAAATATGACTTGTTAACGGCGAAAAGAGTCCTCTCAGGCATAAATAAGGAGTTAGAAAATGTTAACTGAAAAACTGGAATTTGCGAACTTGATTGAGAAGGTAGAAGGTTATTTAGACGGTCGAGTCGACACAATCAGCAACTTGATTGAAATCGCGTTAAAGAATGTCGTTAAAAGGGCCATCGAAACGGGTAAAAAAAGCTCTTTGACAGTTACCCTAGATTTCACCCGATTTGACGAAAAAAGGGTGTCGATATCCGGCGATTTAAAAACGAAACTTCCGGAAGGCTCAAAAGAAGCAAGGACATTCTACTTCGACAAAAACGCAGATTTGTCTTTAGATGACTTCGACCAGCCGAAGATGTTCGACAGCCAAGGCAACGTTTCACCCCTCAAAAAAGTGTCATAAGGAGAAAAATGTATGTATGTAAATATGGATGAAAAAGAGTATAAAAAACTGCAACTTGAAGAACAGCATCCGGTAATCATTTCGCGGGGCGAAGAATTTCACTTAGACAGCTACACGAGAACCGACATTAAACCGTTTGTCAGATATGTTTGTAATGTTGATTCTTTTGCTAAAGCTGTCTTAGAAGAAAATAAACGCCTGAATATCGGAATTACAGATAAAAAAGGCTGCATGATGACTGCCATTTTTACTACCAGCGGCGGAATATTCTACACAAACGATATGTTGCGTGACGAACAAAATCAGTGGGTTTTTAAAAGAAGATTTACAACTCTCTGGTCAAAAATAGGAGAACATGACGGTAAAAAAGTAGATCACAGAAAACTTTTGGATTTTTTGGAATCAGTTAAGGCTAATGTCATCGGGTTTGAAGATCTGTATCATGCACTCTCTAAGTTGAGAATCTCGAAGCGTGTTCAGTTCTCCAGCAATCCGGTCTACAACGGTGAAGAAGTTTCGGGCGCTTATGAGTTTAGCTATTCGATTGGAACAGGCGGCACAGTTGTTGCTGTCTGCCCGGCAAAAATAAATTTCAAAGGCAGACTCGTTCGCGGATCATCAACAGAATATGAGTTTTCCATGAACTTATCGCCGGAGCCGGATGAAGAAAAGGGAAAAATTAACTTTTCGCTGAATATGCCCGGCTACGATTTTGTCTTAGATCAAATTTGTGAAGACGATTACGACAATTTTACTCACCAGGTCAAAGACCTGACCGAACTCCTTATATTACGAGACTGGTGAGTTAGAAGGGCCGTAGCTTAACTGGTAAAGCTGCACGGATGTCGGTTCGAATCCGACCGGCCTTTTTGAGGGTAGCTACTCAATTTTAACTTGAGGATAAAAAATGGCGAGACCAATCAAAGAATCGTTAAGTTATTTCCCATTAGACTCGGATTTCTTCAGTGACCGCAAAATTCGACGGTTGTTGAAGACGTTCGGAGGGAAGGGCGTAACGATCTACATCTATGTGCTGTGCGAAGTTTATCGCCAAAGCGGTTACTTTTTGCAGTATGACAGATTTTACATTCAGGACATATCTGATGCGTTGGGCGAAGGGTTCAATAAGAATCTTGTGTCTGATGTTATAAATTTCGCACTAAACACGGGACTATTTGATAAGAAAGTATTTGATAGCAACTGTGTTTTAACAAGTGCAGGAATTCAAAAAAGATATTTGTCTGCAAAAGAGTCAAGCGCTAAGAGAACATTCAGCGTAAACGAAATCTTTCCACAATACTGTTGCATCAATGAAACAGAACAGCCGGAAGACTCTGCGGAGTTTTACGGGGAATTACGGAGTAATACTCCGTTAAACGGGGAAGAACTGGGAAATATTCCGTTAAGCGGAGTAAGTCCACTAAAAGAAAAGGAAATAAAAGAAAAGAAAAGTAAAGAAAAAGAAAACAATGTTTTTGACGTTCAATCGTTTGGTGTCGAACCGGTAAAAATTTCTGACGCTTTCGAACTGCCGGAAAACTTAAAAACACCTTCTTTTACAACTGCATGGGCCGAATGGCTTGAATACAAGAAGCAGCGAAAAGAAAGCTATAAGCCAATCGGGGCAAAACAGCTTTTGAAGAAACTGGCCAACTTCGGCCCGGAAGAAGCTGTCAGAAAACTTGAAACTGCAATGTCCAACAACTGGGCCGGCTGTGTTTTTGATAACCGACCATCTAAAAAAAATGGTCGTGGTGACACAGGCAGTGCTATTTCGTCTCTTTCAGAGCGGCTTAAAAGAATCGAGGCAAACGCATGATAACTCAAGACCGAAAAATCTTCTATTCTGCATTAGCAAAACTTTTCGTAACTTTCCCGAGTCGAACGCCCACAGGGACTCAAGCTGAACAAGACGCAATTTATGAAATGTGGGAAGCTGCTTTTTCTCATATTTCGGCAGCTGAATTTGATCAGGCGGTAAATGCTTTCGTTCTCGAGACAACAACTTTGTTTCCTGATGACAACTTAATCGCGCTGCTCAGAAAGCGTTTAGCACCGCAGATTCATGAGACTTCCGGAGACTGCATCGAGCTTGCTCTTGAAGCTGTGAACCGGTTCGGCGGAATTTACGGCAACGCGGCAAAAGCGCGGGCCTGGGTCGAATCACGCAGTCCTATTTGTGCTTCGGTAATCTTCGAAAAAGTCGGGTTCTACGAGATTGCCACTGCAACTAATCTTGATGTAATTCGCGGGCAGATTAAGCACATTTTCAACGAAGAAAAAGAGCGAGCTTTGAAGCTGGGTGTCATTGCCGGAAGTGCAAAAGATTTTGTTGCCGGGTTACCTGCCGCCGACAAAGTTAAATCGCTTATTTCCGGACTCACGAAGAAGATGATCGGAGCAACAAAATGATTGAACACGATCCTTATGTTGAGCACCAAAAAGAGCTTGAGCGGCAGTGGCAAGAACAGGAACGGATTTTTGCGGTCTGTAACGCAAGTTTGAGAGCAGCGCTAATGCAACAGTGTCCGATTTCTGCACCGACTTTAGAGACCTGTCTGAATTGCGGCGATACTCAGTGTTTCGACTCTTGGCGAGAACAAAACAGACTTTGGGGGATAACAGACGAACAAAGTTTGCATGAACTTCGGTTTATGCAAAATACAAAACAGAAAACCAAGTTTGCCATACCTTTGTCACCAAAGACCAAAGAAGAACCTAATGACGGCAGAAGCTTGTTTGATTTAGCCGCATAGGAGGAGAGCACATGAACGAAGAGTTGATTATGATTTGCAAAAAGCTGTTTGAGGAAATTCGGGACTGCCCGGGCCACATCGGTTACACATCGATTGCCATGCACAGAATGCAGAAAGCAGCCATTGCCGGAATTACCGCAATCGACTTAGCTTTGAAAGAAAACAGTCTGAAGGAGGACTGACATGAGGATATCGGAAAAATGCATTGCCCTCGTTAAGCACTTTGAGAGCTGCTTTTTACAAGCATATAAGTGTCCTGCCGGGGTTTGGACTATCGGCTACGGTCACACCGGTAAATCCGTGACAGAAGGTCTTAAGATTACCGGTGAAGAAGCAGAAATAATTCTCAAAAGCGATCTTGATGTTCGCGAAACGGCAGTAAGTAAGCTGATTCTTGTGAAGCTGTCACAACATCAGTTTGATGCACTGGTGAGCTTCGTGTTCAATGTTGGCATCGATGCTTTCAGAACCTCGACTTTATTGCGCAAACTGAATCTTGGAAACTACATCGGAGCAGCCAACGAATTACCTCGCTGGTGTAAAACGAAGGGCAAAGTCTTGCCCGGTCTTCTGAGACGCCGCAAGTCAGAACGACACCTCTTCTTAAACGGCGAACTCAATTACTTTCAAGGAGGAAAAACCAATGACAGATAAAGAATTAAAGTTAGACACAATCCGCGCTCTTCAAATAAGAGCCTACGAAACGGCATGTCGGAAGGGTTGGCACGATGAGCCGCGCACGGCAGGCGAGCTTATCGCGCTAATGCACTGCGAATTATCCGAAATGTTGGAAGAGTTTCGCAATGGCAAGAAGCCGAATGAGATTTATTACGGCCCCGACGGTAAGCCCGAAGGTATGCCTATCGAAATCGCAGACTTAGTTCTTAGAGCTTGTGACTTCTGCGGATATTTCAACATCGATCTTGAAACAGCTTTAATTGAAAAAATGACATACAACGAAACACGCCCCTATCGTCACGGAGGCAAGAAACTGTAATGAAGGTAATTGAAGCCAAAGTAAACACGAAAACATTACCCGCAAAATGCGAATTCTGTCGTTTTTGGCATCGCTTTTCCTGCTTATTAAAGCCGGAACTTATCTGCCGAAGTGGCAGATCCGCAAGAAGCATTGGTTGCCCGCTTGTTGAATCGGAAGAGGAATAACCCAATGACAGCATCTCAAAAACAAAATATTTCGGCAACTGAACAAGCAGACGAGATTCGGTCACTGAAAAAAGAAATTGAAACTCTGAATCGATGTTTGAAATGCGAACAAGAAATCTCGAGAAAACTTCAAGAACGGATTGATCAGATTGATTTTGGCGAAAAATGAAACGTAGAAGAAGAGAAAATTACAGCTCACACATCCGACCAAAGGGTAAATCATGGGAGGTTCAGTATTCTTCGCTGAACCTCGATGGAAAGCCGGAACGTTACAGTCGGTCTTTTTCGACCAGAGCAGAAGCTCTGGAATTTGCAGAGCTCTGCAAACAGCGGCGCATTCGGACGAATTCTGCAATTAGGTTCGAGTCTTTCGCGCTTGATTGCATTGATTCAAGAGATTATGCGCCGAACACGCTTACACAAAGATTATCGTTGTTGCGCAATCATATTTTGCCGTATTTCGGCAACATCATTCTTGCTTCGATTAAGCGCGAGCAGGTCGAGAAATTCTATCGTCAGATGGCACTGGCACCGTCATCTAAGCGATCGGTCAGAACTCTTCTTAATTTTATCTTTAATAAAGCAGTTGATCGGGAAATCATTTTCAAAAATCCGGCGGCAGGAATCGTGATCAGAGAATCGCAAAAAGTTTATCGTGTTCTGACAGAAAATGACATCAAAGAGTTTCTGCCGTTCTGTTCCCGCTCAAAGTTTAAATTCGTTTATCACTTGATGCTCGGTAACGGCCTCAGGCGCGGTGAAGCTTTCGGCGTGACGTGGGAAGCAATCAATTTTTCTAAGCGATACATAATGATTACCCGGCAAGTCGTAATGGAGAATAACAAGTGTGTAATCAAAGACCAGCTTAAGAACAAGTGGTCCCGGCGTAAGATTCCGCTGAATAATGACTTGCTTGAATTACTGAAGACTGTTCCGAGGGCTGACCGACACGGACTTCTGACCGAGAAGCCGAACAACTTCAACACTTTTGGCAGAGAGTTCAAGCGCATTATGAATTTGATTCACAAGTCACGCAGTATGAGACCGCACGACCTGAGACATTCATTCGCAACAATCGCCCAGCAAAAAGGAATCTCTCTATCTGATTTGTGCAAGTTGCTTGGCCATTCAACACCGAACATTACGGCAAAGATTTATTTACACAACTCGACCGATTACGTTCAAAGAAGTGCGAACATAATCAGCAAGGTTTTAGGCGAAACTGATGATTAAAATTCAAAAATGTGCTTTTTCTATACGTGAAAGCACGGTTAAATTATTACCCGCATCAATCCTGAAAACCGTCGGGGTCGTTTCCGTAATTTGTCCGCAATTGAGCACCCCGCAAACCCGCATTAGCACTGGATTTGTTGTTTTTAGGGGTCTCAAGATTTTAGCGAAAATTTTGTACGACTCTATTCAAATTGGCTATAGTGGCTCATTACGGAGAAATTTAAAAACTCACTTGGAAATTGTGTACCGTTTAAAACCCGCTAATGATGCCGCTTTTGGGCTATGTGTGAAAATTTAATAAGGATGGGGGGATAAAAAACTTTAGGCTGTTGGCCGGAGACCGAACGCGGTAATCAGATTTTTATTCCCGCGAAATTTTCAGAGGGGGCTTCTTTTCAGGAAATCAGAAAAATAGGAGTTAAAAAAATGGGGAGACCGAGAAAACCAACTGAACTAAAACTTCTGCAAGGCAATCCGGGAAAACGAAAAATCGAAAAATCTGCGATCGTCTTTTCGAAAAAGGAAGAGGCTGCTCCGACCATGGAGTTGTCGGGATACGCTTTGGAGTATTGGCGATACTTGAAGCCTATTCTTGAACAGAATGGTGTGCTGAGTCAAGCTGACTCGACCGAGCTAACGCTTCTGTGTCAAACTTGGGGAGGTTATCGCGCTGCATTCGAGCAACTCGAAAATGAACCGCTGGTTGTCACCAGCGATAAGGGCAGCGCATATCAAAATCCACTGGTCGGAATTGTTAACACTTACAGAGACGCTGTTCAGAAGATGTTGATTCAGTTTGGGATGACTCCGGTTGCAAGGTCATCGGTTGCTGCCAAACCGGATAATAAAGAAAATCCATTGGCCGAGTTTCTGTGATTAAGAATTGGAGAAAATAATGGCTATTTTAAAAACTTGTTTGTTTCCGGGCTGTGGCGAGTTAGTTCCTCGTGGCTACTGCGATAAGCATAAGAATCGTGAACGTTATTGTTGCTTTCCGGGCTGTGGCGTAAAAGTGTCGGGAACGTCTTATTGTTCGCAACATTTACCCGAGCTTCTGTCAGATGCCCGGCGCGGCAGCTCAAATGACCGTGGTTATGATTCTGCCTGGCGCAAAGTTTCTAAACAATATTTGAAGCTTCACCCGCTTTGTGAAGACTGTGAAATTAAAGGTCAGATTGTGCCTGCTGTATTGGTGCATCACATCAAGCCATTGCGTGATGGTGGCGCAAAACTGAATTATAGCAATTTACGGGCTTTATGTCAGCATTGTCATGAGACGGCACATAAGCGTCTAAGGTCGAGGTTCAGATAATGGCAGAAAAGTATAAACATGTAAATCTTGCTCATAAATATTGCCGCGATGTAATCAGTGGTAAAGTTCTTTCCGGTAGTCTCGTTAAATATGCGTGTCAAAGACATCTTGATGATTTGGAAAAAGAGAAAGAGAGCAGCTGGCCTTACCGATTCGACCGTGATAAAGCCGAGAAAGCGTGTAAGTTTGCTGAAGTTTTCGTTCACGTTAAAGGCAAATGGGCCGGAGAAAAAATAATATTGGCGCCATGGCAAGCTTTTATATACTGCTGTCTGTTTGGTTGGGTTTTTAAAAAAAACAAATACCGACGTTACATTGAAGCTTACATTGAAGTGCCCAGAAAAAACGGAAAATCAGTTCTTGCCGCAACAATCGCCAATTACATGTTAATTGCTGATAAAGAGCCCGGCGCAGAAATTTACAGCGGAGCTACAACTGAAAAACAAGCATGGGAAGTTTTTAGACCGGCAAAATTGATGATAGAAAAAACGCCCGGCATTAAAAACTACTTTGGACTCGAGACTTTTGCAAAATCTGTCTTTTGTGCTTTAACCGCTTCGCGGCTTGAACCGGTAATCGGTAAGCCGGGAGACGGAGCAAGCCCACATTGCGCAATCGTTGACGAATACCACGAGCACGATAACAGTGAGCATTATGACACAATGAAGACCGGGATGGGAGCAAGAACTCAACCATTGCTTTTAGTGATCACAACAGCCGGCGTTAATTTGGCCGGTCCGTGCTATGAACTGCACGAAAAAGTTAATAAGATTTTGACAAGAAAGTTAGAGAATGAACGGGTATTTGGCATCATTTACTCGATTGACAAAGAAGACGACTGGCAAGACTTTAATAATTGGTTAAAAGCTAATCCCAATTTTGGAATTTCGGTCAATGAAGATAGTTTGTTGCATCAGTTTGAAACAGCAAAACAGGAAGTTTCAAAACAAAATATAATCCGGTGCAAACACCTGAATCAATGGTTAAGCGTTGATTGCGCGTGGATGGACATGCAGCGTCTCGAAGAATGTAAAGATGTCTCTTTGTTGCGAAGCCAAATGCAGGGTTTGGATAATGTAATTGCTCTTGACCTCGCTTCTAAGCTCGATATTGCCGCGAATGTTCAGCTTTTTTGGGATGATGACGGCAATTACTACTGTTTCTCTCGGTATTATTTACCTCGGGAGACCGTAATGAATTCGCGAACAGTTAATCGTCAGATTTACCAGACTTGGGAATTTGAAGAATATTTAACGGTCACAGAGGGCGCTACGATTGACTTTAGTGTAATTGAAGACGATGTAAAGCAAGATTATGCCCAATTTGGAACAACACAAGTTGCATTCGACCCGTGGCAAGCTGTTCAGTTGTCTCAAAATCTCGACCGAGAAGGTTTAACAATGGTCGAAGTCGGCGCAACTGTGAGTAATTTCTCGGAACCTATGAAAGAGCTGCAAAAAGCAATTTATGACGGCAAGTTTCATTATAACGGCGATCCAATTTTGACTTGGATGTTCTCAAACGTCGTTGCCCACTACGACAAAAAGGAAAACATATATCCAAATAAAATGCACAACGACAATAAAATTGACGGCGTTGTCGCACTGATCATGTGCATGAACCTTGCAATCAGAATACGAAGCATGAAAAAACCAGAGCCCGAAGTAATTGTTATCTGAGGTGATAAATGGACTACTTAAAAACTGAAACTGCTGTGCTGATCGTAAGAAGGTTGCGTCTGGTGGCTGAATTTGTGCCAGGCTCAGGAGCAAAATGCACCCTTTGCGGCGAATGGAACAGGGCGGAATGTGGCGCAAATGAGTTGAAAAACGGCACGCAGCGCAGATATCATACCTGTTTTAATTGCGGTCATAAATTCCGAAGTGAAGTTCATAGAGAAATCACTATGAAGTTGCTTCAAAATCTTTAAATTTAAACTAAAATCTGCTTTAATAAAGATGTAGATGAGCGGGAGTAATTAACCCGCTAACGACAAAGGCTGTGCGGAGCCGTCACCCTTCGCACAGTTTTTTTCACTTTTAGGCGGTAAAAATGGGAATCATCAACTGGATAGGTCGACTCTTCAATAACTCAGCACCGATTTCGTCACCAAAAACGATTGACGAAATGCTTGAGCTTTTGGGCGGCCTCCATGAAAGCGCGGCAGGCGTATCTGTCACCCCTGAAACTGCCATCAGACATTCAACGGTTTATTCATGCGTCAAAATCATTTCCGAAACCGTCGCACAGCTGCCCTGCGTCCTTTATGAGCGCGAAGCCGGCGACGACAATGTAAGGACGCGCGCGAAAAACCACAGTTTATACAGCCTTTTGCGCAATGCCCCGAACGATTTCCAGACGGCTTTTGAGTTCTGGCAGTTCATGGCAGCAGCAAAGGCTCTTCGCGGCATGGGTTGCGCCTATAAAAACATGATCGGCTCAAAAGTAATTGAGCTGATACCCATTGCCCCGGACTCTATCGCCGAAAACTGGAATTCTGACGGCTCGCATGACTTCGATGTGATTTTTGCTGACGGTCGCGCCGAAAAAGTCGACCCGAAATACATTTTCTGCATTAAAGGCATGACTCTCGACGGCAAAACCGCCATTAGCCCGATTAAATATATGGCAAACATGATCGGCCTTAGCGTTGCCGCTCAAGATCACACTGCCAAGTTTTTCAAAAACGGAGCAAGACCGGCAGGCGTTCTGAAAGCGCCGGGAACCCTAACCCCTGAAGCGGTGGAGCAGCTCAAGAAGAATTGGCAGGAAGCCCACGGCGGCTCAAACTCTGGCAAGCTCGCAGTTCTGACCGGCGGCATGGAGTATCAGTCAATAACCATGAGTCCGGAAGACAGTCAGCTACTTGAGTTGATGGGATTTAATCGCACTGAAGTATGTGGAATATTCGGCGTTCCGCCGTGGCTGGTCGGCGCGATTGAAAAAACATCGAGCTGGGGCACTGGTCTTGAAGAACAGGTTAGAGGTTTTGTGAAGTTCACGATCAACCCCGATCTTGTCAGGATTCAGCAGCGCATCAATAAAGACCTTTTAACCCCGGTCGAGCGCAAACGCTACTACGCAGAGTTTTTAACTGAGCAATTCCTGAGGGGCGACACAAAGAGCCGCAACGAAGCATACAAAGCGGCCCTTGGTGGAACTCAGCACCCCGGCTACATGGCCGTGAACGAAATTCGCAAGCTCGAAAACCTGCCGCCCTTGCCGGGCGGGGACGAGCTTTACAGACCCAAGTCAGACGTGAAGGTGAATAACAATGAATAATAGATTGAAACTTAAATCGTTAGTCCGGCAGAAGAGCGAAGTAAGAGCGCAGGGCAACGAACTGATGCTTTACGGCGCAATCGGCAGTTACTTTGATGAGCTTGACGGCAAAAGGGTTATTGAGCAAATCAAAAGCATGAAAGGCGATGTTACTGTTAGAATAAACAGTCCCGGCGGCGACGTGTTCGACGGCATCGCCATTATGAACGCCCTCAAAACTCACGGCGAGCAGAAGGGCAAGGTCACCGTCATAGTCGAAGCCCTTGCCGCGTCAATCGCGTCTGTCATCGCCGTTGGTGCCGCTGATGAGCTGATCATGTCTGAGGGTTCATACCTGATGATCCATAACCCGTGGACGATTGCAATCGGCGATGCTGCTGAATTCGAGCATACCGCCGGCGTGTTACGCCAGCTGGCCGGAACACTTGCAGAGATCTACAGCCGCAAGACTGGCAAGACCAAAGAAGAAATTCAGGTGCTGATGGATGCTGAAACGTGGATTGATTCAGCGGAAGCCCTTGAACTTGGTTTCGCCGACAAATCGGAAGGCGAAGATTCTGAGCTAAATTCCGCTTTCGATCTGTCTGTATTCAAAAACGTGCCTGAAGATCTCCGCATTGCCGCCAAAGGCGCGAAACCAACCACCATTAGAGATTTTGAAAAAATCCTGCGTGACGCAGGCTTTAGCCGGTCAGAAGCGCGTGCGGTTGCTTCTAACGGCTTTGGCGCTCTCGATCAGCGGGAAGCTGAAGAAGAGCTGGACAGCGTGAGGCTGTTGGCCGCTCTTGAAACCGCGAAAAAAACTTTAAAGCAGGAGTAACGAAAATGAGTGCTGAACAAATTCTTAACGCTATTAACGAACTGAATACCGTATTTCACGAATACAAAAAGACCAATGATGAGAAGATTAAAGCCATTGAAACCGGCAAGGTAACCGCCGAACTTGAGCAGAAGCTCACGAGGCTCCAGGATGCCTATCAGACGACCAGCGAAAACATTGCTAACCTTGAAAGAGAAATGGCCGCGAACAAGCGCCCCGGCTTCGGCACTAATGTAGACCCGAAGGCCAAAATCAAAGAATTCGCCGCTGCTCTCGCCAAGTGGGATGAAGCCAAGCTTGCACAGTTCCGCAACGACGTTTCTACCAGTTCCGATGGTTCTGGCGGCTACGCAGTTCCGACCGAACTCGACAGCGTTGTTGATGCCTACCTGATGGCAGATGTTGCGATGCTCAATATCTGTAACGTGAAAAACTTCGCCGCTGACTACAGCAAGCTTGTAACAATTACCGGCGGCGCTGTTGCAAACAGCCCCGAACTTGCTATCGTGACCAAAACCAATACCGGCACCATCGTCAAGGTATCTCCGGTCAACGGCAAAAAGATCGCCAAGCAGCTGATTTCCGAAGAATCGAAAGATGATCTGATCTTTGACCCTGAAGGATGGGTCAGAGAAAATATTGCCATGGTAATGGCCGAAGACATCGAAACCGAACTGATTTCTGGTCTTGGCGAAAACGGCGCAACCAAAGGCTTCCTCAAATACACCATGAGCGCCGATCAGGATTCTACCCGCGATTTCGGCAAAATTCAGCAGATTCTTTCCGGTAAATCAGGCGCTTTCCTCGATCTGAACACCTCCACTCACATCAACCCTGTCGATCGCCTAAAAGATATGCGCACCGCTCTCAAGAGTTCCTACCGCCGCAACGCTCGCTGGCTGTTCAACCGCTTCACCGAAGGCGAACTGATGAAACTCAAAGACGCCAACGAAAACTATATTCTGCAGCCGAAAGTCACTATGGGCGAAGAACCCATGCTGCTCGGTTACCCGATCACCATTTCCGACGCAATGCCGGACATGGCAGCCGACAGCCTTTCTATCGCTTTCGGCGACTTCAAACGCGCCATCACCATTCAGATCAGACCTGGTCTCTACATTGTTCGTGACAACGTCACCGCTTATCCAAACATCTATCTTAATTTTAGTAAGCGCTACGGCCTTATGCTCCGCGATTCTCGCGCCATCAAGGTTATGAAATTCGCAGCCAGCTAACCGATTCTCAGCCCCGTCTTCGGGCGGGGTTCAACTCAATTTATCACGGAGGTATAAACGTGAAAAAGCTCAGTATCACCGTTATTCTGGTTGTTCTGGCAATCCTTTCTCTCATTCTGCCGCCAGCCGGGTTTTGCGCAAGCAATGACCTTGCATCACAGCTCGACATTGAGACCGTTCTGGAGCCGGGTGCCTATTCTTCAGATCAGACCTCCAGCGCGATCGACGCCGGCAACTACCGTGCGCATCTCTTTGGCATCTATGTTTCTGTTGGCTCTTACACCGAAGAACTTAGTATCAAATTTAATCTGGAGCACTGCGCTACCAGTAACGGCAGCTTTACCGCTGTTATTTCGTCCGACATGGTCGGCGTTACCCCCAGCGCGTCAGGCACTATCTACACGGTCGATGAAGACATCACTACGCCAGCCTTTCAGGAATTTCTGTATATAGGCCGCATGCCATACCTGAAGATGACTACCGACTTTATTGGCGATCATTCAACCGCTACGCCAACGGTCGCAATCATCGACGTCAAGGGCAGCAAGATCATCAGTAGGTGATCAGCCATGAAACTCAAATTTAACAAAGCTTTTAAATTCGCTCACGGCGGCACCCAGATTGAATGTTTCAACCCCGGTCAGATAGTAGAAAATCCGTCAGACAGGCTTTATGAAATCGCAATCGCAGAAAAAGCAGCGATCGACCCGGAAATTGAAGAAGCAGTCGCAGCCGTCGAAAAGCCTGAAAAGAAATCCGCAAAAACCAAGGCGTAACCATGCTTAATTACAAGATCACAACACAGCCGACCACAGAGCCCGTAACTGTCGCCGAAGCCGCGCAGCAGTGCCGGCTGACCGCGTCAGACCTTGCCGCCGACACCAACCTGACGGCAGAGCTGCAGCGCCTTATTGTCGCCGCTCGCAAATACGCCGAAGGCGTTGTCGGCAAAAGCCTGGCCGAAAAAACCGTGACGGCTGTATGTGATTCTTTCCCGACCAGCGGCATTATCAAGCTGCCGGTCAGCCCGATAACTTCGCTGGATTCGTTTACATACAAAGACGAAGACGGCAACTCCACCGACATTTCCGACCTGGTAATTGTCGATGACTATTCATTTCCGTCAAGGCTGATTCTCAAATCTTCCGAGAGTTGGCCCACGGAAACTCTTTACGATGTAAACCCGATCACCATTGTTTATGTAACCGCCGATACAACCACGGGCAACATCAAAGCCGCGATGCTTCTGATGATAGCCCACTGGTTCGATAACCGCGCCGAAGTCGTGACCGGCCAGGAATCTTTTTCTATTCCTTTCGGCGCTGAAGCGCTTCTCGGACAGGAAAGGCACCCATACACATGACCAGAGTCGGACAGCGTAGAACTTTGATCAGCATACAGCAGGAAACCGCCACCAGCGACGGCAGCGACGGCAGCGACGGCATGGGCGGCAAGACTGTCGAATGGTCTGAATTTGCAAAAGTCTACGCTCGCCAAATCATCAGACGCGCCGACGCCAACACGATCGCCGACCAGATCGAGAGCGTTCAGTATTCGCGATGGGATATTCGTTACATCGACGGCATTTCTCCCAAAATGCGCATTGTGGTCGGTTCAAGAGTTATGGAAATCAACGCTGTTTATGACCCGTCGCAGAAACGCGAGCGCCTCGAAATTGTCTGCACTGAGCTGCAGAATCCGGGGGTTTAATTATGGCAAACACCGTTGTTGTTAAAGGCTTGCATGAGCTCTTCCGGCAATTCGATCGAGTTGTCAAAGAGGTTGATAGCGGCTGCAAGAAAACAATGCGCAAAATCACGCGCCAAGTTGCCGCCGATGCCAAAGCCGCCGCGCCGCGTAATACCGGCGAATACCGCAAATCCATCAAATACACCATGTCCAAAAACGGCCTGTTCGGCTGGGCCTACGCCGGCAAAAATGGCGACACTAAACGCGACTACATTGGCCATCTCCTTGAATACGGCACTGTGAAAACCAAGGCGATACCTCATTTTCTTCCGGCCCTCGACAAGGCTAAGAAGGATTTTGAGCCGGAGCTTAAGGCTGTTATCGCTGCCGTGAAGGGTGGGCCAACCTTATGACCAGACCCGCCAAGAATCCCGGATATTCAGCGCTTCAAGGCGCAATCTATTCAGCGCTTACTGCTGCCGCTTTGGCTGTCTACGACGAAGCGGGCGAAAACCTCGCTTTTCCCTATCTGACAATCGGCGAATCGAGCGCGATCGAAGCGGCCACCAAGACCGAAAACGCTGACGAGCACATCGAGACGCTGCATGTATGGAGTCGTTATAAAGGCTTTAAAGAGTGCAAGGATTTGGCGGCATCGGCCATTCAGGCTGTTTCCGGCTATGACTATTCATCTGTTACCGGCTATAACGTTCGGTTTCTCGAAATCGACGGAACTGTGTTTATGCGCGACCCCGACGGCCTGACCAGGCACGGAGTGGTCAGGTTGAAATTCAAAGTTATTCAGGAGTGAACAAATGAGCGAACAGAAAGAAATTAGAGGCGTAGATGTCCTGCTGAAAAAGGACGGGACGGTTATTGCGGGTCAGCGTGAACTCACTCTGAGCATCAAGGCTGACAAGATCGACACTTCGACAAAAACGAACGCCGGCTGGAAAACCTCGCTGGCCGGTCTGCGTGAATGGTCTGTGAGTCTCGACTGTGTGACCTACTTCGGCGACGAAGCTGCCGCGCAGAGAGCGATCAGACAGGCTGCCGTCGAAGGCACAAATATCGACGTGGTTGTCGCTGTTGGCGAAGAAGAAGTTTACGCCGGTGAAGCCTCGATCACCGGCTTGGACATCAGCGGCCCGATGAGTGATGTGTCCATGTCTAGCTTCTCGCTTGAAGGCGCTTCGGCCCTGTCGTGCGAGTATGCCCCTGAGTATGAATCTCACACCCTCGACGAAGATAAAAAAGTCGTCACCATCACCATGAGCGAAACCGTGCTCAGCAACGCCGCCGACGCTGCCGCTCTCAAAGCAGCTGTTACCGTTGCAACCGACGGCACCACTTACGCGGCCCTCGGCGCGTCAGACACCGTTGCCGTCACTGATGGCAAGCTGGTAGTCACCTTCAACGCGGCCCTGACCACTGCGACCAACAAGATCAAGATTGCCGCCGACACTCTCAGATCAACCAACGGCGCGATTCAGACCGCCGAACAGGTCACCGACGCAATCGACGCATCGTAACGCACTCGCCGGCGCGGTGAATTATCGCGCCGGCTCTTAACCATAAAAATAACCGGAGGAATTCCATGCTGAAATACAACATTAACGCTTTTGTCATCGCCGAAGAAGTTCTCGGCCAGTCTATTTCGCAGATTGCCGTCAGTCTTGCTTCCGCGCCAAAAATGTCAACCATTCGCGGCCTTTATTGGGCTGGATTGCTGCACGACAATTCTAAGCTGAAGCTCTCTGAAGCAGGCGAACTGATACAGAAGCGTCTCGATAATGGCGAGGCGCTGGGCAAAATCGTTGAAGAGGTCTGCAGAGCAATCGAAGCCAGCGGCATTTTTCCGAAACAAGAAGAAGCCGAAGCCGCCGACCCTCAGACCAGCCCGGCGGATTAAAGACCTTCCGGGAATGGGTCGAGGCTCAAGAGCCTTTCGCATTTGGCAGCCTCGGCCTTCACCCCTGGGAGTTCTACGCATACACGCCGGGCCAGTGGAGGAATCTACTGAAGGGTTATGCGGAACGTAAGAAGGCGGAACAGCATCAGTTAGCATGGGCCGTAGCAAACCTGATGAACTCTACCGGAAACTATAAACAAGCCGTAACCGTTGAATCGCTGCTCAAATCGCCGGGGAAAAAGGCGACAAGCGGCAAGAAATTAACTGCAGAAGAAATGGAATCAATGCAGAGACGCTTTGGAGGCTAACAAAATGGCAGGCAAGCCGATAGGCAGTTTCTATGTAGGGCTTGGACTCGACACTAGAGAATTTCAGCGCAAGATGAGACTTGCGGAGCGCGACTTAAAAAGCGCTTTTGGCACATCCGCTATCCGCACTTCCCAAGCACTTGCTGCTTCGATTGCTGGTGTCACCGCTGCGGTCGGCTATCTCGGCGCAAAATCCGTAAAACTGGCCGCAGATCTGGAAACACAAACAAAGGCTTTTCAAAGACTTTTGGGCGGTGCTGACGCTGCAAAAACAAAGCTTGAAGAGTTGCAAGGCTTTGCAGCTCAAACGCCTTTCACGTTTACTGAAGTTACCGACGCAACCAAGCGCTTGCTTGCGCTGGGTTTTGCAGCTGAAGAAGTAATACCCGTTCTGACTTCTGTCGGTGACGCCGCGTCAGGTCTTGGCCTCGACTCTGGCGGCATGGATAGAATCATCAAAGCTTTCGGCGATATTCGCTCAAAGGGCGTTCTGGCCACGCAAGAAATCAAACAGCTCGCCGAAAACGGCATACCGGCTTTTGAAATCTTGGCCCAAAATTTAGGCGTAACGATTCCAGAAGCAATGAAACTGGTCGAAGATCGCGCCATCAGTTCGCAGGTCGCCATCAATGCTTTTATGTCGGGCATCAATGAGCGTTTCGGCGGAATGATGAATATTCAGTCTAAAACAATGCTCGGTATGTGGTCAACCATCGTCGATGAAGCTGAAAACAGCATGCGCATCGTAGGAAAGCAAATTACACAGTCAGCAGAATTAAAAAGCGCAATGCAATGGCTGAGGGATGAAGCGATGGCCTTCAGGCGGACACTTGAAGACAAGGGATTTTTAAAGGCATTCTCGTCGATTTTTGGCGAAGGCGCACAAGTCGCAATAGCTGCCACAGCCGGGGCCATTACCGCGTCGCTTATTCCTTCCATTGTTGCTGCTGGCATCGCCATTAAAACTGCCATAAGCCCACTGTTGCCTTTAATTGCGGCGGGCGTATTGGTTGGCGGCGTTATTCAAATTGGTGTTGCTGTTAAAAACCTTTCAAACGAAACTAAACAATTAGCCGAACACGCCGAAAATGCATCCAAGGAATTATCTAAAACGCTTACAACAATTGGCGCAATAGAAAACAAGAATAGAATTCTTGAGATTCAAAGAACACTCGCTTACATGAGGACCGAACAAGAAATTCAGGCGGATATTAACAAGGAGTGGGCTGATCAACATCTTGCCCTATCTAAGCAGAGTTTGGCCGGCTATAACAGGTCTGGCGGCGGGTATGCCGTGTTCGATAATGCTACTATAGATGGTCATGGTCGAATGATAAAGCAGTTTGAGGAAGAAAAAAAAGTTGTCGTTGACCTCGAAACTGAACTTGCCGAACTTAAAGAGATATACAAGCAACAGGTGCGACTTAACGACCCAGACTATGTTCAGGCGTATACCAGTGGCCGAAAGCTGGCCATCAGTCTCGCAGACGGAATTAGGTCTTTCGATTTAAAGCAGGCGATTGGCACTTTTCTCCCCAATTTTATGGGCCTAAATCCAAAGCCTACTAAGCCGGAGGAAACAACAGGAGGCAAGCCTGACGGTTCTAACGAAGCCGACAAACTATCCGAAGAAGCCAAGCGCACCAGCGAATCAATTTTGCAATCATACACCCAGCAGGCGCTGGGCAAGTCGGCAATGCTCGATCTTGAATATCAGCGAGAACGTGAAAACCTCGACCGTTCAAAAGCTTATAACAAAAACTACCGCCGCGACCTATTCATGCTCGACGAAGTTTTCTACCAGCGTCACGTTGAGCTTGTGCAAGAGTCAGCTGAAGCAGAAGCAGAATTAAAGGCTAAATCCGCACTATCTCAAGCCGAGCAGATGGCGCAGCAAATGGAAGATGAAAAAGCCATGGCCGATGCTTATTTTGATAGGCTACAGGCAGTTCAGAACGGCTTAGCACTCGAAGCGCAACTACAGGCCGACATGCAAGCCGCAGATCTCAAGTCTTACATTCGTCATCTGGACGAAAAGTCTGCCGCGCATCGGGCGCATCTTGACGGTCAGCGCAACTTGATCGAAGTTTACGACCAGATGCAGCGTGATGCACACAGAACTAACGCTGATTACATGGCTGAAAGTTACAGAACAGTTTACTACGGCCTGACTGACACCCTGACCGGAATTGTAACCGGCGCGAAGAATGCCGGCGAAGCCTTCCGCGAACTTGGTATGCAGATTATTCAGATGGTCGTTAAGTGGCAGATTCAGAAGCGCCTTGCCGCTGTCATGTCGAAATCTCTTGAGGCGTCATCAACGGCCGCGTCTGTCGCCATGGCTGCAACTACCGCCGCCGCATGGGCACCGGCTGCCGCCATGGTTGCCGCTGCAACTTTCGGCGCGTCGACCGCTGCCGGCGCTGCCGGCCTGACATCACTCAACGCACTTTCAAGAGCCATTGCGATTCCCGGCCTGGCTACCGGTGGCATCGTCACAAAACCGACTCTTGCCATGATTGGCGAAGGCGGCGAATCAGAAGCTGTAATCCCGCTGTCAAAACTCAGTAGCTTCGGCGGCAAAGCAAATGTCGTGGTGAATGTTAACAATAATACGCCGGCTGCAGTTCGAACAGAGAGTTATTTTGACGGAACTCGTGAAATTATTAATCTTTTTATTGATGGATATGGCCGCAACGTAAGCGGCATTAAAGACCTAATCAGGGGGTAATTATGACCGCTTTTCCGACAATCATGAAGCCTTCATTTGCGATTTCGACAACTGTCAAAGACAACTCAATCAAGTCGGAAATGATCAATGGAATGATTGTCAGCAGACCGCGCTACTCTCGCCAGCTTTGCGCATGGGAATTGACATGGTCTGCTTTATCAGCATCAGATTTAAGCAGTCTTAAGTCGTTTTATAACCAATGTTACGGCGGGGCGATTTCTTTCTTGTGGACTGACGATGACAGCGGCACAACAAAAAATGTTCGTTTCGTCTCGGATTTGAAGTTCAAGCAAGTCGCAGAAAATCACTCGGGTAAGCTTTATGAAGTTCAAATCGGAATTGAAGAGGTTTAAGAATGCTTCCGCAAAACACTGAGTTCACTGCAATTGACTCGGGAACGGTCGTTGCGACGCTTGTTGAAATTGGCATCGATGAGCCCATTTATTTAGTTGATGATAATGTTAACTGGCAATTCGCCGGCAACACTTATCAAGCTTTTCCTTTCAAGCTAGGGACACTCACTTCGACAGGCAAAGGCGAAATTCAAAAAACGACATTGCAAGTTTCTAATGTTACAGGCGTAATTATTCGTGCAATAGAGCAGAACGGCATTGACGGTGTTCCTGTTAAAATCAGTATTGTTCGTGCCGGAGAACCGGCAGCTGATATCGATCTTAACTTTGAAATTGCGAATGTTTCTTATGATGCAGAGACAATTAATATTGAACTCACAGCGCCGATTCGATACCAGAACAGTTACCCAAATCTGAAATACTCTGCTGTTTGCCCATGGGGTTTCAAAGACTGGCGCTGTAGATATGCCGGAGCGCTCACGACATGCAACAGAACGATTGATGACTGTCGAGAGCGCAACAACGTGGCCAGGTTCGGAGGTTTTGTTAATGAGACAGCTTAATGACTTCATCGGAATTCCTTTCAAAGACGGCGGTCGGGATTATAACGGCTGCGATTGCTGGGGGCTTGCGACTCTTTACTTTCGAGATGTTCTTGATGTTGAGCTTCCCGACTACGCAATCAGCGCTGAAAAGTTCGAGCAGATCAGAGACAAAATGATGAACGAGCTTCAGTGTGAAAACTGGCTTGTATTAGAGCATCCGGAGCCGAATTCGATTGCGCTTATGAGACTCGGAGAATCTCCGGGGGTCAATCATGTGGCAATTTTGTTGCCTGGCAATAAGCTGCTTCAAGCTTACGAAAACACAGGGTCGCATTGTGTTTCGTTAAGCCAGATGTGGTCAAGGCTAATTAAGTTTTATGTGAAACCTGCAAACTTTAAAAAGGCATAATTATGAAAATTTTCTTCTTTAAAAACACGTTTAAACTCACTGATGTTGAATTTAGCGAATGCGAGAGCTTGGAAAAGTGGTTCGCTTACAATCAGTTGAATTCGGACGACTTTATTAGCGTCCAGTCTCCGAATTCGGACAATGTTTGCGTGTTTTTTAAGTTGCGTGGCGGGTCATCAAAAAACAAGAATGTAGTTTCCGTTGTGCTGGGGTTATCGCTTTTGCTTACCGGGGGCGCAACAGCGGCAGCGCTGTTTGGTGCGGGTGGGGCAGCAGTTGCGAGAACGTTGGGTGCTGGTTTGCTTTTAGCCGGCGGCGGCGGGTTAGTTCTCGGCCAGACGAAATTGCCGCAAATGTCTGTTGATGCTGAATCATCAGCAAATGCAAGTTATCAATGGCGTGTTGGTGCACTTAACACCACACGCGGAATTAAGGGAGTGACATTTGGTTCTAATGTTATTCCTGAAGGTGAACTAATTGCTTATCGAAGTTTCGGCAGCTCAAGTTTTAACTCTAATTATTCAGAAAAAGAAGCTTATTATACTGACGAGAGGGGTAATATAATAACTCTTGCCCAGTTTAACTGGATGCAGAGAGATTCACGATATAATAGATATTTAGCTAATTATTCATTTCATGAAGCGAGCCGGCAAGTTGCATCAGTTTCTGTTGCAAAAGCAAGTAGTTATTTAGAGGTTTTGATTGGAGCAGGAGAAGGCGTTCTTGATTCAATAACTGATTTAAGAGTTAACAATATTGCTGTTTCAGAGTTGGGGTTAGTTGAGGAGCAAGATTATTGCGTAAGAATGGGTGAAAACATTCAATCATCGATTCCGTTAACTAACCTTGATAATCAAACCGGGTATGTTGCAGTATCACAAATTGCACCACAAAAAACAGCAAGTGATGATGAGTATTTGCTTTTATCGACTCCCGTAGATTGCAACAAAGTCGATATTTCGTTTCAGGCTAATGCCTGGTATATGTATAACGTAAGCACAGGCGCAAAGAACAACGCTTATATTTCTATTTCAGTTGAATATAGAGAACTTGGCACAACAGGATGGTTCAGTTCTGGTGTAAGTCAAGCGGTTAGAAGCGATGTGCCATTAAATGCTAATGAGCCATTTTATTTTTCAACAACAATTCAATTACCTGAAAAAGCCACATACGAAATAAGAATTCAAAACCGTTCTGCTCTTGCAAACTTCAATGCAGGTTTGCTTTCTGCAACTGAATATGAAACGCTTCCGGATCGTGCAGCCATTGAGCTAACTGTTGACAACATTGCTTGTTACGACAACATTTCTCAGACTTTCCCCAATACTGCTTTGATTTATTTAAAATTGCCAGCAACGCAAATAATGAATGGCTCGATGCCAGAGATAACTTGGAAACAAAGCAGAGCATCGGTTTACGTCCACAACGGCACATCTTATGTCAGTAAACCGGCAAACAACTTAGCATGGGCGATATACGATATTTTTGCTCAGATCAGGAAAGATAACTATGACAACAGTTTCAAAAATCTAGGTGAGCAGAAAGAAAACTTAGATTATGAAGAATTCGCAAAGTTTGCAGATTTCTGTAATGAAATTTCTGCGACGGGTAACTGGTTTCTGAACAGAAAACGAACTGCCTGGGAAACTGCTCAAGACGTTGCGGCTTCTGCCAGAGCTTTCATCGGCATAAAAAATGGTAAGATTTATCCGTATTACGACAAGCCGGGAAACTTGTCACAAATATTCACTGCAGGGAATACAATTTCTATTTCTGGCGGCTTAATTAGCAAAGCAGAACGCGCAACTTGCATTGAAGCAACTTTTAACGACGAAAATAATAATTTCAAAGAGACAACTCTTAGCATTACATCAGATGATTCTAATGACTCATCGAATGCATTGAATCTAACTTTTGCAGCACTTAGCTCAGCCAGTGCTGTATATAATCAAGCAAGATATTTGATCAGGCGCAATAAATATCTTACTCAAACCGTAAACATCGAGGTCGGAATTGATTCATTAGTGAGCGAGATCTATGACATTATCGGAATTCAGTCTGACATAATGGAATGGGGCGCTGGTGGTCGTATTTATTCTGTGGCCGGGAATAAGATTACGTTAGACACTGTTGTAACTCTTGAAGCGGGTAAAACTTATGCGTTACTTATTAGGCATGCTGACGGCATTCTTGAACGTAAGGTCCCTGATGAAACAGTAGGCAGTTTTTCTACATTGAATTTTACTTCGAATCCATTTGCTTATGAAGTTTTGGCAGGTGACGTTTTTTCATTTGGGGTTAATACGTTTGAAGTTAAACCATTCAGAATTGAGAGCATAACGCGGGCATCAGATAAAACAGCGCAAATTGAGGCAATTGAATACAACGAAAATGTTTATGTTGAGGGTTCGGCGCCGATAATCAATTACAGTTTAATCAATGCAGGGATAAACAGTGTTTCTAAAGTTATCAAAGACAATATAATCAATCTTGCCTGGTCTGCACCCAATGCACTTTATGTTGATGTCTACATTAACGGTGTTTTTTATCAAAGGTCTTTGTCTGACGGAATTGCGATGCCGGCAATTAATGGTGAGTATACAGTCAAGCTTGTTCCTGTTGCTGCAGACGGTTCACAGGGTGAAGCGTTTGAAGAGACGATTACCACAGAAATTTCAAGACCTTCAACGCTTACAGCGCCAACGGTTGAAAAAGGTTCTGGCAGCTATATTCTGACATTCACTAATGTGCCCGTTGATGAGAATATTATTCTAATTGTAATTCGTGAGAATGGATTAGAAAGAGCACGAAGAACTGTGCACGGTTCTAAGGTTGTTGTTGGTTTGTCTCTGTCCGGTGGCCAACATTTTCTTGAAGCAGTTGCGATAAATATTTTTGGCAAAGAATCAGAACCCGTCAATTTTGAAACGCCCGTTCAAGTGATTAGTGGGTGGAACATAGGCGTAGACTCAATAAGCAAAGACGGTTTAATTCTAGATTCTAAGGGTCGAATAAGCGGAAACTACACTTCGGGCTCAGCCGGCTGGCTACTTGACAAAAACGGCGACGCAGAAGTTAACAACATTACTGCCCGAGGGACGCTCAAAACAACTGTCTTCGCACAGCGTGAAACTAGTGCAGTTGGGGGTGAATTGTTAATTCGCCCAGGTGCTACACTTACGAATGCTGGTGCTGGTTCTGCAGATCGTTTTCAGACCTTGTTTAATTATGTAAAAACAGAAATTTTGGGTAATGATTCCGAATTTGGTGATTCTTCAATGGAACCCACTGATTTTGCAGATTATTCAGAATTTGTAGCTGAAGAAGAAAGATGTTTCGATGAAAGTCTTGAAGTAATCTATGACGTTGAAAACACAGCGCCAGAAGATTTGCCGGAGTTTTCTGCAACATCTGAAACATCATTGTCAGGTAATAGGTTATATGTGAGTGATGCGTCTGCGTTCTCTGTTAGCGACATTGTTAGAGTCAGAGCAGGTTCTTCTTCTGAATTTTGGGGTGTTGTCATTGCTGTCGGAGAAGATGAACTATATGGGGCTTATATTGACATCACAGTTGAAAATGGGGAGTTTTTTGAGGCAACAAAGGGGCAAGCAGCAATTAACTATGGCGCTGCTGGTGCAGGTGGAATTTTACTCGACGGAGAAGCGCCCAAAATTGACTTTTTTGTAAATAACGGTCTTCCCTGGCTTGGACTTGTGCCTTTCATGAGGCTTGGCAATATCAATGGCATCGGAGGGATTACTGAAGATCTTCACGGTGTCTACATCGGGAGTTCTTCCGGTCACAATCTTAAATATGATACGACATCAGGGATGCTTGTCTTTTCAGGCTTGTTACAAGCAGCGAGTGGGACTTTTTCTGGTCAGCTAGATGCAGCAAGCGGAACATTTCGGTCGCTGCAGGGCGGGCATCGGTGTTTTGCTCCTGAAAACGGGAGCATCGGGATAGGCATTGCAGGAGTATTCCTGGAGACAACTCCTGTTTGGGTTAGGCTTTGTAACATTTGGACAAATCTTTCGCAAAACCCGGAATTCACAGGTATCTATTTAATTAAAGTATACAATTCAATTATTAAATTGGTTCTTACAGGTTATTATGGAAGACCAGGCGGCATCGAGGCAACAGCTATTTTGGTCGGCGGACAAAATTTAGAGATTGGTTTGCAAATTCATCATTTTACAAATGGCGATGTTTGGTTATATGTGCCTCCAGTTAATGATGCTTGTTCATCGGTTGATGTTTTAGAATCTTTCGATGATTCTGTTGTGTGTCAAAAGGCCGCGCCGGATTTAACTTTGCATACAAGTTTTAATATCGTGCTGGGAATGGGCGGTAGCAACAGCGCAATTGCCGGCGGCGTTATTTTGAATTGGGGAAGAGTCGCATCAAGTTCGGGAACGTCAGTTTCCTTCCAGATTCCTTTTAGCGACACAAATTACATTGTTGTAATTGATGATGAAGTTGGTCGTGAGACTTGGACATATAAAACGCAGAAACTAACAACCGGATTTTCTTATTCAGCACAACATGTAATCACCATTGATTGGATTGCAATCGGGAGGTAAAAATGAATATAGGAAAGATTTTTGTAGGCGGTTATCCGCCTGAAATTGCTGATTGGTGCAACGCAAACAATGCACATCTTGAAGAATTAGAAAAAGTAGATGATCTCAGACAATTCAAGATTGTCGAAAACGCGGCTGAGTCCGTTGAAATTCAGATTAGGCGGCTTGAATCTTATCTAGAAAAAACGAATTCACTTGTGATTGAAGCTTTTGAAACTCAAACCAGTGTTCCTGAAGACATAAGAATTGAACGTGCAGAAGCGAGAGAAAAAATAAGACTGCTGCGAGAAGGAGACAAAAAATAATGACAACAGCAACATTATACGAACTGATAACAAAAACTAAAAATATAAAAAACAGCATAAAAACAGTATTAGAGAATAATGGCTCTGATATGGATGGAGTCGCATTTGAAGATTACCCACACGCTATTAATCAAGCAATCTCAAGTTCGGCAGGTGGCGGGTTGGCTGTAACAATTATTAGTCCAACAGTAAATGAAGAAGTAATATATCCTCCAACTTTTGAGTGGTTTGTTGATGTTGAAGAAGGAATTGAAGTTATAAGTTATTTATTTGTTAATGATACATTAGTTTATGTCGGGACTGAACGTAGTGCCACCATAATAAAATCATTGAATGTGGAAAATGAATGTTATGTCTTTGTAATAAAGGCAGACAACTCAACGGGGGTATCAAATAAAATTACATTCCTCCATAATGAGGTAGAGCTATCTATGGATATTTCTATGGCAAATGTAATTAGCTACCCTGTAGATTCTTTAAACTATAATTTTACGCCGTTGAACTCTATAACAGCACCAAATCAATTAAATGAATTTGAAGGTTTCATAAATAAGATGTTCACACCAATGATGTTCGATGGCAATATAGAAAAACCATTAAAAAGAGATGATTATAGTCTTTTGGCTGATGGTTTAACGCCTTCCAATATATCAAATGAATCCTTAGATTATGATGCAGTTGTTAAAATAAACCCAATTTTTGTTAACGCCACAGTCGACTCGGAAACTAAATTAATAAGCAGAATTTCATTTAGCAATTATAGAATTAATGAAACATGGGATGCACCAGGGTTTTACAATTCTTCTGGAGAAATAGTTCCCGTTTATTTAGGAATATATAAAAATTCCATGATTAATGGCATAATGAGGTCGTTAAGCAATAAATCCGTTTATAGTAGCGGAACACTTTCAAACCATAGAAACGCAATTTCAGCTAAAGGTAATAATTGGCACATGTGTTCATTCAATTTGCGAATGACACTTAATATTTTGTGCTTGTTATTAGCTAAAAATAAAAACTTATTAACAACACTAGGTGCCGGTATTAATCCAACATTGGGTTTAACTACTGGTTCTTCCGATGCGTTAGGGATGTTTTGGGGATCAACATCTAAAAACGATACATTAAAAGTGTTCGGCATAGAAAATTTGTGGGGTAATAGGTCGGAATATATTGACGGGCTTTATAAAGTAGACACTAATTATTATATAAAAAAGAAGCCACCATTTAAAGTCGATTCGGTGACGGCAGATTCGGTTAAGGGCAGATTTTATGACAGTGGTGAAGGGTATCTTGGTCGTTTAACATTTGAAGATGGTGCTTTCTTTTTTCTTGATACACAAGCTCAATATGAAAATTCTCATTTCTACAGATTGAGTTATGTGGCTTATTATACAGGTAGATTGAGTATGGGGGCACACGACAGTGTAAATTTTGCGGGCATCCAGACAGGTGCATTTGGTTTAAGGTCAGAGGGCATGGTTCAAACATCTAGATTGCTTTATATCCCCGAATAAATAGAAAGGTTCTAACATGACAGGCGAACATTGTCCGTGGCATGCGGATCACGAAACGCGAATTAAGCGCTTAGAAACAGAAGTCGAGGAGGCTTTCACAGAAATGGACTGCATTAAAGAGAAGCAGAAAAGCCCGGCAGTAGTTGTCGCACTGATAGGGTTACTTGGGACAGGGATGGCAACTATGGGCAGCATTGCCGGCGTTGTAATTACAGGCCTTTTTAAGTCGTGGGGCTGGTTGTAACAGAGGTTTATGACAAAACAAGAACATACTGACTTTATAGATAAGCGAAGAAATGACACGGGCCTTGAGATATGCGAGAGCTGCGGCGGTGTGATTTGGCATATTGACGGTCAAAAAGTCTGCGGGGATTGCCGCAGCATAACTAATCAGCAAAAGAAGGGGAAAAGGGAAAAATGATAAAGTTTATAAAATCAATCTGGGGGATGTTCTTAGGTAATGACGGCATTGTCAGCACAACAAAGCTGTTTTCAATTATTGGTTACATTGCCTTTCTTATCGTTTCAGGGTTGTTGCTTTACCAAGCGCCGGAAAAGTTTGATTACAACCTTTTTGCAATTTTAACCGCCGGCAGCGGAACGGGTCTTAGGATTTTTGATAAGTATTTAAACTTAAAAGGTGGGGGTCGGAATGGATGCGAAAGCTGATATTATGCACTTTATTGTGCTTGTCGTGTGCTTTGCCGTGCTTCTCGCAATCGTTTACAATTTCACAAGAGCAAATTCAGGCGTTGAGCACGAACTTAAGCACATTGAAGAGCTTAACTCTGCAATTGCGTCAGAATCTAAACAGCTACAAACAGACATTGCAGCTCACGATGGACGAATTAAACGAGTGCACGGAGTTTCAGAAAAGATTGCAAAATCATCAACAGATGTTGAGAGAGCAGTCGCAATCATTGAAGACTGCGAAACAATCATTGAAAGCGTCAAGACGAAGAGACAGCATTAAGAACGTTCTCTTCGTCACGCTTCTTGCTTTATCAATAGCAAGATGACCGCTTATCCGAATTTTATTTTTTCAAGATCGGAAGCATCCATCTGATTTGATTTAACATATCTTTGTGTCGTGGCCAGGTTTGTGTGCCCCAGTGCTGCTTGAACTTTCGGCAAACCGATTCCTGAATTTGCTGCTTTAGTTGCAAATGTGTGACGGCAGCCGTGGAACCTGCGGTATTGTATATTAAGAGCTTTACAAGCTCTCATTAAATCAACCGTTGCCCATTTCATCCATCTATATTGTTGAGATGCAAACACAAAGGCAGTAGGCAGACAGAGCTTGCACTTTGCTTTTAAAACCGCAATCAATTCTTGAGGCATTAAGATTGTTCGATAAGCGGTTCCTGCATCTCTTACAGACTTTTGATTGAAGACGGTCAGAACTCCGGCATTAAAATCAATATCTTTTACTTTTAGGTCTCTAATCTCACCCGCGCGAAGCCCGGCATAGAATGCAACAATTGCAATTGGGTAGAACTCGGGTTCAAACTCTTTTGCATAAGCAAGTATTTTGTTAACTTCATCATCAGAATAAGGTCCCAGGGTTTCGGGGCGCTTCGGTATTTTCTTCGGAATTTCAGGCCATTTTTTAACCGGATCACGCTCAATTATATCTTCTTCAACCAGACCTCTTATAAGAGAACGAAGAATCGATAAGTCTTCTGCTACTGTTTTATAGCTTATCCCACTCTTCAGGCGCTCACATTTATAATCAAGCAGAACACTTGTAGAAAGCTGATCAAGATAAAAGATCTTCTTTTGTTTGAAAAACTCAAGAATCGCATCGAAGTGATTACGATATCTTTTAAGTGTTGTTTCTTTAAGTTCGCACGACTTGTGCACTAAAAATCTTTCGATTTGGGCTTGAAGCTCGCTATTTTGCGTTTGCTCTTCTACTGTATAATTGTCATCAGGCAGTTTGCCATTAATTAAAAGATAGGCATCCCAATGTTTTTGGACCCTAAGTGCCGATTTTTTATCTTTTTCTTTGGTTGAGCGCTGATGTTCTACGCCGAAAGAATCTTTCCAACGGTAAAGCCATGTTACAGTTTTTCCCTGTTTGTTTTTGCGTTCGGCTAACCAAGACATATGAATGAACCCCCTATAATCAAAAACTTGACGCCAAACTTGACGCTAAGCTTCGTGGTTTTCCAAGACCCTGATTATTAGAGGATATAGAAAAAGCGAGATACGGGACTCGAA